GGGTGGTTCGGGTCTGACATCCCTCACTGGGCCAGCAGAAAATTTTGGAGGTTTTTATGCCGGGCGAGATGTTCCGTACACCCATTGAGGCGTTACCGTGGCGGTCGCAGTTTGAGTTGCCGATGAAGAAGGCTGACTTGAAGCTGTTACTAGAGGATTACGCGGGGCAGTTGTCGCCAGAGAGTATTGGTCCTATGGAGCGCGGACGGGCCGCCATGCTTATTGCGCGGGTGTTAAAGCTGTTGGTTGAGTTAGAGTTGAAGCGGTTGTCATAGTGTGATTATTTTCCCCTACGAGGTGCCCTGTGGTGGCGAGCGTAATTTTGATGCTGTTATGCGTGGTGTTGTGGTGTCTCGCGGGGAGGATGTTGGGGTGTATTACGCGCGTGGTGACCGTGGGGTGTTGCGGGTCTACTCTGCGGGTGTGATGGATGCTGGTGGTTTTGTGCGGGAGATGGTTGCTGTGTGTGGTGGCGAGGGTGGTGGTAGCAAGAAAAGTGCTGTATGGACGGTGAAGCGTGAAGAAGTGGTATGAGATACCTGGCTGGTTTGATTTTCAGGATATATACTCGCGCGTGGTGGACGAGTTTTCTGGTGGTGTTTCGGGTGGCGTTTTTGTCGAGGTTGGAAGTTGGCTTGGGAGGAGCGCGGCGTACTTCGCTGAGCAGGTGTGTGCTCAGAATCGCGAAGGGCTAACTTGGCGTACCGACGAGGAGACGCAGTTGCATTGCGTTGACACATGGGAGGGTAGCGAGGAGCACAAGTTGTACGTGGCGCAGCACGACGTGTACGCCGAGTTTTGCGAGAACGTGGATGGCTGGATTCGCGGGGGATATATCGTTCCCGTGAGGAAGCCGAGCGTCGAGGCAGCGAAGGACTACAAGGACGAAAGCCTTGTTGGTGTGTTTATCGACGCGAGTCACGAATACGGGGACGTGCTTGCTGACATCCGTGCGTGGTGGCCGAAGGTGAAGCAGGGTGGGTATTTCGGAGGTCACGACATAAACTGGCCCGGAGTTGCGAGGGCAGTGCAGGAGTCGTTCCCAGGGGTTCAGCCTTTGGGTAGTTCATGGTTGGTGAGGAAGAGTGAGTAAAGACAAGAAACGCGAAAAAAGATCGCAGGGGATGCCGCTTCCGCCGTCTGACATGGCGAAGCTACGGGGCATGAAGCTCTGGCTTGCAACTCCCTGCTACGGCGGGATGCTAACCGACGTTTACACCGCGAGCCTTCTGAAGATGCAGAATCTGTTCTGGCACCTAGGGGTGGAGTTTTACACGTATTTTGTTAGGAACGAGTCGAACGTCTGCCGCGCGCGAAACGAGTGCGTCGCCGCTTTCCTCGGAAGGGGGACAGACTACACGCACTTCATGTTCCTTGACGCTGACATAGGTTTTCGGGCCGAGTCTGTGATACGACTGATGCTTTCGGAAAAGGAAGTCATTGCCGGTGGGTATCGGAAGAAGTGCATGAAAGAGGACTATACCGTGACGTTTCCCGAGGGCCGGTTCGACATCATAAATGGGATTTGCGAGGTCGAAAGGGTTGGTGCCGGATTCTTGATGATCCAGCGCGGCGTGTTCGAGAAGATGATGCAGCACTACCCGGAGATGAAGTACAAGACCTATTCTCACCTGCTTTCGGAGAAGGAGCGCGAGTTCACCTACACGTTTTTCGAGAACCTTTACGATGAGAACGGTGTTGGCTGGTCTGAGGATTACGGGTTCTGCAACCGCTGGAAGAAGATGGGCGGTAAGATTTATCTTGATGTGACGGCAAGGCTTGACCACCTCGGGAGTTTCGTTTTCGAGGGCGATATTTCGAGAATACTTTTGGACAACAAGGCGTGAACGGTTTCATCTTCCATCCGGTCGAAGGAGCAAAGTATCGTAGAAATTACGAGAAGATCGCCCGCGACCTGAACGTCTTTCGTGACAAGAACGACTGGAAGAAAGCCATTGAGTTGATTCGCAAGCTGTGTTGGGACGACCTGTTTTTCCTTATGTACTTCGTTCTCGGATGGGGTGATATGAACCACCCGTGGCTGGTTGACAGGGCTAACGAAGTCAACGACAACCGCCACAAGACGCTGGACGTATGGAGTCGCTATCATTATAAAAGTTCGATAATAACCGTAGCTGGTACGATTCAGGACGCCTTGCGTGATCCCATGATACGCGGGTGTATTTTTTCTCACACGAAGTCGATAGCGAAGGATTTTTTACGTCGGATCAAGACAATTCTTGAAACCAACGGTTTACTTGCGGCCGCGTTTGAAGATGTAATCCCGGCGAACCCGATGAACACAAAGGGGTGGCTGTGGTCCCTTGACGATGGATTACAGCTTAAATGCGGTAACGAGATCGGCGGTACATTGCAGGCTTCTGGACTCATAGATTCAATGCCCACGGGCAAGCACTTTACCCGGCGTATTTACGACGACGTGGTGACAAGGGAGGCTGTGTCAACCAGTGAACAGCGGAACAAGGTGTCGGAATGTGTTAGGCTCTCACATGCTCTCGGCGACCCGAAAAACGGAACGCACTGTTTCATCGGAACCCGTTATCACTTTGGCGACTTCTATGGCGAACTCATCCGTGGTGGAGGCTATACTGTCAGGGAATATGCCTGCACCCATAATGGAGCGTTTCCGGCAAAGCCTGTCGGGGTGGAGGATGACGTATCTCCACTCGGAGATGGACGGGCGGTACTCTATACCCAGGACCACATATGGGAAGAGTTCAAGAACATGGGAACCGCGACCTTTGCTTCACAGATGCTTATGGACCCTATCAAGGCTGACGAGAAGGCTTTTGACGTTAATTGGATTCGGTACTACAACAATTCAACTGCCCGGCCACACACAAGAAATTTCATCTTCGCAGACCCGGCGGGCTCAAAGAAAGAGGGTTCAGCCTATACGGTCATGTGGGTGGTTGGCGTAGACCAGAGGAATTATTATTACATACTAGACTGCGTGAGAGACAGGCTCGACCTTCAGCAAAAGCAAAGGAAACTCTTCGACCTTGTGGCTAAATGGAAGGTGATAAAGGTCTATTACGAGAAATACTCCATGCAGGGCGACATAGAATACATCGAGGAGAAGAAGCGCGAGGAAGGATTCCATTTCCCGATAGAGGAAGTCGGCGGGACCAGACTGTCAAAGGATGAAAGGATTCTTAAATTACAGCCCTTGTTTCAAGAGGGCAGAATGATTTTCCCCGAGAAGCTTCCCTACACCGATTGTAACGGCAAGCTCAGAAATCTTGTCGATGACTTTATCATGGAAGAGTACAACGAGTTCCCCGTAAGCCAGTACAAGGACATGCTGGACGCGCTTTCAAGGCTTCGGGACGAGAAGGTAAAGGTGGCCGGCCCGGCGTATGTCGAGCCTGCTACACATGAGACTGACAACCCCATTTTGAGGTGGCACAGGCAGTCCAAAGACGCGAGTAATGGTAACTCATGGTTGAACGCATGAAAGCATACGGAGAAGACGTAAGCATAAAAGATATGTACGCGGAATGGAACGACGACCTTGCTCACCTTTCGCTACTCAGAAACGAGATGAAAGAGGATGACGACTTTTATCTCGGCAACCAGTGGGGAAGCGTCAAGAAGAAGAAGGGTAAGCCGTATCTTGCGATCAATCTCATCAAGAAGCGCGTGGATTGGGTATCTGGATTTCACCGGCAGAATCGTAATGGCATGAAAACCTACCCGCACGAGGGATCGGACGACTTCCGCTCAGACGTTTACACTCAGCTTTTACAGCTTATGTATTCCTCGCGTCCGGTGAGTTACCAACTCGACGCCACGGTTGACGATGCCATCAAGTGTGGTATCGGGTGGTTTTTCGTTTACATGGACTACTCGCGGGACATCTTGAATGGAGACATTGTTATCAGACGTGAAGACCCGTTCCGCGTTCTGTTCGACCCATACATGAACAGCCCCGACCTTTCAGATTGCTCGCACATTTTCAGGCGGGCATACCTGTCAAAGACCGAATTGAAGGCGATGTACCCGAAGCTTGCGAAGGAGATTGAAGGACTCCCGGATCAGGAAGAGAACGCGCTCGAAAATATGACCGCCCGTAGTTTCGGCGGGAAGGGCCGCGTAAACGTACTAGAAAAGTGGTACAGGGATTCAGAGGAACGCCCGTTCGCCATCAACCTTCAGACGATGGAGCATACTATTCTCGACAAGGGCGGTGAGCAAAAATTCCTTGAGTCGCTCGAAAACCCGGAGGACTACAAGATCGTCAACCGACGGGCCAACATCATCAAGATGAAGCGCTCTATCGGGGACTTCATCATGGCCTATGATGGGGTTTCTCCATTGGTTGAAGATGAGTACCCGCTGATACCGGTTATGTGGACGTTCGACCCTACCTGCCCAGATTGGGAATGGAAGCTTCAGGGGATGGTAAGGCCGCTTCGGGACATCCAGCTTGAAAAGAACAAGCGCCGTTCTCAGATGATGGAGTTCATCCTGTCGAAGAACATCAAGGGGTACAAGGTCAAGCGCGGCGCGAACGTAGACATGAAGGCATTTCTCACCGGCGACGAACAGGTTGTTGAAATGGACGACCTGAACGACATCGATCAATTCGACGGTCCGAAGATTCCCGACGCCTACGTGATGCTCGAAAAGGAAAACAATACCGACTTCGACATGGTTTCAATCCCTTCGGACATGCTTGGCGTACCCGACACGGGACAGCAGGCCGTGGGCGTTGCACAGCTCCGTGAGAGGGCCAACTATACTCAGATTCAGCACGGCCTTGACAATATCTGGCTTGGATACGAGATGTTGAGTAAGCACGTCATCAAGCTTGTCAACAAGCATTGGGATATTGCGAAGATTAAGAACATCGTCGGCGAGAACACGCCCCACGTCAAGGAACTCAAAGAGCTTGAAAAGCAGGCGATTGAGATTCAGTCCACCCCGCCACCGCAGGACGACCCGCAGGCTCAGGCGGAGTTTGTCCAGCAGGGCGAACAGATCATGCAACAGTTGCAGAATTTGCAACAGAAGATTGCCGAGTATTGGGACGACTTCGACAAGGGGCGCGCGAATATTGATTGGGATGTACGGTTCGGCGACCTTCAGGATACGCCGTCGTACCGGCTGGCAAATCTCGCAACGATCAACGAGTGGAAGCATCAGGGCAACCCTGTCCCGGACGAGATCGCCCTTGAATTCATGGACATCGNNAAAGCTCTCAGTCGCAGCAGCAGTCGGAACAGATGGCGATGCAGTTTGAGCAAATGATGGAACAGATGAAAGCACAGGTCAAGATCGAAGTCGCTAAGATTGCGGCTCAGGCGCAGATTGGCGTTGCAACTATCAAGGCCAACGACGTGTACGAGTCAGAACTGAGGATTCAGCGCGACAACGTAAATCTTGGCGACAATAAGATGGGGTAAGAGTTTGAACGACATAGACGCGATCAGGGCTATTCAGGCAATCATGGACTCCGCTCGTGCGGACAAACACACGGGCGAAATTGAAATAAGGCTTGTTTACGGGCAGGGCGGGGTTCGTGATTGCCTTTTCCTGTCAAGAAAAAAATTAGATTTCTCGAAAAAAAGTACTTGACAGATGTTTAGTATTTCAGTACTTTAGAACCAAATAAGCGGATTCTTTCGCACCCCTTTTGGATGTAGCGGAGGCCCGCGTTGGGAGTAATCCCGGCGCGGGCTTTCGTATTTTATACACGAGGTTTTTTATGAGCGACGAACTGGGTGTAGCCGCAGAAGTCCCGGAGGTAAGCGCAACCCCCGATACTGAAGTGGTAGCTGGTGCCCCCGACCAGCAGGTCGCAGAGACGGGTGTAACTCCTGAAACCCCCGGTCAGGACAAGGACGCAGCGGCGTTTGCCCGTTTGCGCCGAGAGAACAAGGCATACGAACGAAACCTTGCAGCGATTCAGGCGAAGCTTGATGCGATTGAGGCCCGTGTAGCCCCGGCGCAGCCGCAGGACGAGTTCAGGGACGATGACATTCTTACCGCCGGTGACTTGCGGAGGTTGGAATCGAGGCGTCAGGCCGAAGAAGCAAAGCGACAATTTCAGGACTCCTTCCGCGAAAGCGTGGCTAGGGTGAGTGCCAACGAGGACTTCGAGGACCGCATGGCGATTCTCGACGAATTTATTGCCACGAATCCTATATATCGCGGGTTCGACAAGATCATCATGGAGCACCCGCGCGGTCCCGAGATTGCATACGAGTTTGCCGAATCTCTCATGAATCGCAAACAGGCAGAAAAGAAAGGTCAGGTTTCCCCCTCCGGTCGTCGGCGGTTCGGCCTCGCCCGTTCTGGACGAGGCACAGCGAATCGCAAAGATGAACCCACTCGGCAAGGAATTTGACGAGATGGTCAGGCGGGTAGAGGGCTATTCTTCCTAGACGAGTTGAAATCAGGACAACTCAATGGATTACACCAAAACCACTGACATACCCAGTCCTATAAGGACTTACTACGACAAGCGCCTGCTTCAGAGGCTCTTGCCGCGCCTCATCCACAAGGCAGCCGCAGAAATGCGACCGCTCAAAATGCGTTCGGGCGACCAGATCAAGTTTCGCAGAATCGAAAGCTTGGCCGCTCAGACCGCTCCGCTGGAAGAAGGCGTAACCCCTTCTCCGCTCGTTCTGGACGATACTCAGATCACGTCCACCATCGGGCAGTATGGCGGGTACTCCATCATAACCGACATGGTTCAGATGACCGACATCGACCCGATTATATCGGAGACTGTCGGACTCATGGGAGAAATGATGGGGAACACCGTTGACCAGACCATCGCTTCTGTTATCAACGCTGGTACTCAGTACATCCGTGTGACCGCGACCAACGTGGG